GGGTTGTATTCCCACTCGCCGGCCATGTTTTTGTAAGCCCCCGAGCTTTCGATAGTGGGCAACTGGCGGAGGCCAGCGGCAGAGTACAAGATGTCCCGGTCTCCTGCCCCCACGCTGGGCGGCATGTCCAGCAGACCCATGTCCACGGCGCGGCGTTCGGGGGCAGGCTGCGCCCACGCGCCTCGGCTGCCGTAAGCGAGCTTTTCCTCCGGGGTCATGCCGATTACATCGGACATGTGCCCCGTGGATGCCCCCGGTGTCATTTCGTAAGTCGCACTGAGCGTGTGTTTCGGGAAATAGTCTGCTGGCGTCTTGTTGGCTTCCCGCAACGCGGCAGTCATTCCCTCGATAGGCTCTCCGCCAAAACGACCAGTTGGGCTGCTACCGCGACCGTATAAGTCCTGCGCCTTGCCGTACACCCACGGGATTTCCTGCATCTGCTCTCCGAGCCAGTCAGTGCGGCCGCTCATCGCCCGCTCGTTGGCGCGCTCAGTCATCAGGCCCGTTTCCATGTCCATGACAGGGTGCATGGTACCGCTGACGGCGGCTTTCCACGGAGCGCCTGAAGGGTCGGTGTAGCCCATCCCCTGCGCCCAGCGGAAGTCGTTCACACCGAAGAGACCTTCGCCCGGTATACGGGGATCTTGCTTCGTCATGTAGATGCCGGCTTTGAGAAAGACTACAGGGACGCCCTTGGCGGCGTCGGCAACGTCTTGCGCGAGACGGTAGAGCGACAAGATCCTACCCTTGTGCCCCTACTTCGCGAAGCCGACACAATGTATCGCGGCGAGAAAATACTGGAAGACGCCATAGAGCGTGCGAAGATGGACCCAACGGGTATGGGTGCCGACGTGTTCACGCCGGGCAACCTCACGCAAGCCGTGTCTGCTAGTGGCCGTAAATACCCCGGCACGCCTCCGCTGAAGGAACTTTCGCGGTTGGCGCAGAACGTCATCCCGTCGAAAATGCCAGACAGCGGCACCGCCCGTCGCGCAGCGTTGACTGGTTTGGGCCTCGCGGGTGCTGGCGGCGTTGCTGGCGGCGGCTTCGGATACAGCCAAGAAACGGGCCTCTCTGGCGAGGACGCGGCCTACGGTGCAGCAACAACGCTGACCCCGCTCGCCATCCTTAGCCTGTTAGGTTCTCGCGGTGGACAGCGCGGCTTGTCGAAGTTTATGTTTGACCGCCCCGCTATCGGTGGCGATATTGCAGACCTCGCCGAGAAGTATTTGCCGGAGCGGGTATTGGCTCCGGGCCTTATACCAACTCTGGTGCCCGAAGCGCGGGAAGAGCCAGTACTCGCGTCCGAGGGTGAAAGGGCGGCTGTTGCACCGGTTGCCGAAGTGGCCGCAGAAGTTCCAATCAAAGGCGTCACAATGTTCGGAGACAAGGCCGTTGAATACGACCCTGAGACGGACACGTTCGTCGAACTGGCAACGGGCCGCCGCGTCAAGGAACTTGCGGACCTTCTGAAGCCCGTGAAAGGTAAGTACCGTGGCGGCCGCGCTCAGGCGTTCCGCAACGGCGGCGTGGCCTCCATCGCCGATCTGGCACGACACTACGGCATGCGCCGCTAAGAGGAATTGGTAATGGCTGCTGGTGACGGGTTTGAGCTTGAGGTATATGACGACGAGTTGGGCCGGTACGTGCGCGTGCCCGCCCCCTCGGCGAAGCCCCTTGCGGTGCGCAAGAAGACCACTCGGGCAAAGGAGCCTTCCGCTGGCGACTATCTGAACACCCTCGGGGACGTGCTTTTCGTAAACCCACGCAACTCGGCGGCGGCTACGCTCGGCGGTGCTGCGTACGATTATGCGGTGAAATCCACACCTCGGAGCGTTGTGCGCGACATCACTGAAAGCGCGGAAGACGCGGGGGACTGGCTGCGCAAAGAGGGCAAGCTCATCCGCGCCGCGCCCATTACGGAAAGTCTTCGGCTGCTCAAGGCCGGGTTTATCGACCCGCTGGCCGATCCGTACCGCGTCTTTAAGCAGGCGGCGACCGAACGGGCGCGCGGCAACGAAAGCGGCGGCAAGAAGCTCGCCGCGATGGTTCCTCTCGCGGTGGCTGGTGTGCTCCCCCAAGGTCGCGGCGCGAGTAAAGTTGCCACGAAGGCGGGCGTAGAGGCCGCTGAAACGGCGACGAAGGCTGCGACAAAGACGGCAAAGAAAACGGCGAAGAAGGCCGCCACACCAAAAGCATCAGTAAATCCGGTGACTTTGATTGACCGAGAGTATGGCACTGACACGGCGCGCCGCGTAGCTGAATATGTAAGCAGTGACGCGCCGATTTCTGAGTGGCGGGCTATGGCCAAGCGCTTTACCGAGGCTGGCAAACCTAACTATTCCGAACCGCGACCATCATCCTATAAGGTGAAGCCAGCGGAAGTGGCGACCGATCCGCGCATTGAAAAGCGGAAAAAAGAGCAGCAAAAGATCGCCGACCTAGAGTTGGAAATCCAGCCACGCCCGTTGGAAGAACCTCCGGTTGAAAGCATATACGATTTGGAAGGTCGCGGCCTCCTTACAACTATGTCGGATTTGAGCGCGGCAGGTGACGACGTCCTTGCGGTTAACAACGTGCGTTTGCAAAGACCGTTCTCCCGACAGGGTGGGCAGGGTTTCATGTTTGAGAACCCCGGTGAAGTGTGGGCAGCGGACAAAATCAACGCTAAAGCCATCCAAGAAGCAGCAGCAGAACTAGAGAAGCAAACCGGAAAGCCCGCCATCCTCGCTCCGTTTACTATGGGGCCGCTGTCTTCGATGTTCTCACACCACCCACGCGGCTTGCAGTATGCGTATGCAGACGCGGCACTCGACGCGCCGGAAAAGGCGATGCTGGCGGAAAGCATTCGAGGGATTATTCCTGAGTGGACAGACTTTTCCGACCCCGACGCATACATGACGTTTATGCGGGCCAGCGGAAAACGTCGCGGACAGCTTAACAAGCTCATGGACCAGTTCCGCGAACGAGGTGGTCTGGGCCAAGGCGAGGCTGTTTACGGAACCACCGATTTAGAACAGCTTGGTGCCCCGATGTTGGCGCTCCGCAACTTGGGTGAGGTAGATACCCGTTTCGATCTGTCTGAAAGCAAAAACCCCGCGTACAGCTCAGGTGTTCCCGGACAGGGGCTGGCTAAGTTGAAAGAGGAAAACCTCGGCGCGCTTTCTCTGTTCCCCGCGCTTATGGAGCAATACGGCTACCAAACGCCGTTTGATTTCCCTGTGGGTGTAAATAAGGGCGTGGCTTCTCCGCTTCGCTCGTTTCAGTTGAAGCCACAACCCACCATAATCACGGACAAGGTTCTGCGGTATCTTGACGATCTGAGGGTGCAGGGACGAGATAAGAAACCTTGAACTTGGCTGCCAGCTTTGGCTCGCCGCGCACATTAGCAATGTAGTCCCTGATGTATTGCTCAGTCGCAGAACTTATGCCCTCTTCAGCCGCGTGACAGCAAAAACCCGTCAAAGCGCGGATCATAGCGGCGCTCATTCGAGCCGTGCGGAACAGCGGCATGTATCTCTGTTCGCTCAACGTCCGTCTCCCTTCGCTTCGGCCAGCAACGCGGCGTAGGCTATGTTGTCCTCGGCGCTGTCGGCGTGGTACTCGCTGCGCGTAAACAGGCGCACCAGCTTGACCTGCTGCATGAACATCCAACCCTCGCTCTCGGTCAGGTCGCGACCGGTGATGGCGTTGAAGGCCGTCACGATCTTGCCCATCGAACGCTCGCCCTCTGGCTCGTCGTAGGTCGAGGATCGGTCGTGCATGTGCGCCGCAGCGCGGCCCAACAGCTCGGCGGCCTTCGGCTCTGGCACTTTAGCCATTTCGTTAAGTTCCTCGTTTATCTCTTTGATAATTTTCATTTCTTCCTCCGAGATTTCATTGCCTCTAGTAATACTTCTTGGATGCTGCGCTTGCTTGACAGGCGCTCCATGACGACCTCGTCCACGGTGTCGCGCGCCAGTATCGGGTAAATCAGCACAGGGCGATCATGCCCCGCCTGCTTCTGCCGCATGGGGCCGATGCGCTCGATGATCTGCATGTGCTCTTCTAAGTTCCAGTTGACCCCGAAGAAGGCGAGGATGTTGCCCCCGTCCGCGAGGTTCAGCCCGTGTCCCGCCGACGCAGGGTGAGCGAATAGTATCGGCACCCGCCCGGCGTTCCAGTCCCTGATCGTATCAGGGTTAGCGTCCAGCACCCTACCTTGACGGAAACGCATCTGTAGGCGCTGAAGGTCGTGCTTGAAGTTATAGGCCACCAGCACGGGCGCGCCGTTAGCCTCCTCGATAATGCTTTCCAGCGCGTCCAGCTTGGCATTATGGATGTCCTCCCACTTCCCTTCCTCGCCTACGTACATCGCGCCGTTGGCTATCTGCAACAGCTTCTGCGTTCGCACGGCGGCGTTGGCCGCCTCGACCTCGTTCTCTGCGAGCTGTGCGAACATCTCCGTCTCCATCGACACGTACAGCTTGCGCACCGACGGGATGAAGTCGGTGTAGACCGGCAC